ATTCAGCTAAACGGTCAGCAAGTCCAGCACCAATGCCAATGCTGTCAATGTAAATATGCGTCGGGCGATCCATATAGCGGGTCGCCTCATATTCAGTTAAAATGATGCCCGCAAGCTCCATCAAATCTTTGTTCTGCCACGTCTTAATCGGCTCAAGAACGATCTGCCCCTGCCGCTTACAGAGCGCCGAACGGTCGCCGCCAAATCTGGCAACGTCCAAGCCCCAAACAACCGGTGTCGTAGGGCTGGCTTCGATGTCACGTTTAACTGCGCTTTCAACAAGATGAAGTGGCACCAAAACATCGTCCGATTGAGTCGGGAACTCACCCAAGACGCGAACGCGATATACATTGCTATCTTCCCCATATTTTGCCGCCATATCGGCAAGAAACTTTTCAGAAACAGTGTCAGCATCTTCACAAGAAACCGTGATGCAATGCCATTGCTCACGATCGCTGTGAAAGGCATCATAGAAATAACCATCGGCTCTGGTCGGGTTACCGCACATCAGCGTCTTAGCGCCTCTGGTTGACATAGAGCCTTCGCCAACCTGAAACACAACGTCAGGAATGCCGGATGCTTCCTCACAAATAAAAAGCATGTTTTCGCTGTGAAAGCCCTGAAGCGCCTCTGGATTTTCACGCCTGCTTGTACGCGCAACAGCAAATGAGTCGGTTGCACCTTTTAAGCTGATCTTATCGCTCTTGAACTCTAGTAAGTCTTTAAATCCGGCTGGTAGCTTGCGCGCCCATTTATCTATTTCAGTCCATAGCACATCGTTAAGCTGGTGCGCCGTATTCGCCGTTATAGCGGCTTTGCAGGGGTAATGGGTTAATAACCACCATAATGCCACCCACGATTCAAAGGCCGTCTTGCCGACGCCGTGACCGCTTTTAATCGCCACTTTGTCATGCTTGGAAATGGCGCGTAATGCTTCAGCCTGCCAGCGTTGCGGTTTAGCGCCAATGACTTGCTCAACGAATAAAACAGGATCACTGCGCAAGCGTAAAATGGTATCAGTAATGTCAGTCAATGCCCGCCCCGATCCCACAGCGCATGTAAAATTGCGCCAGTGCCAAAAAATTTTTTCTGATAGCGGTATGGTGCTTGGTTGATGAAAGGGGGGGGTTGATGCTTGGGGGATAAACCAAGACCGCCCCGCCCGCGATTTTTTAGGGGGGGGTCAGCCAGACAGCTATAAATTAGCCAGCCGTCATAGCACCACCGTAGCACCAACCGGCGCAAACCCGCAGAATATATAAGCTTTCGTCAGGCTATTAGCCTAACGCCTATTGCATTGTTTCTTTGTTAACCGGATTATGGTTATCGCGCGCGTGTATTGTGTCAGTAGCTTGCTTTACGCCCTCAATCACACTAACGTCCCCATCCCCATCAATGCGCTCTGCAACGCTCTTTAGCGCATCCACATAGCTAGATTCGTGCTTTACTTCCATGCGATGAATATCGCCAAACCTTTTTGGCGCTAATTTGCTTGATGTCCATTTCAAAGCATCTATCGCAACGCGTGCCGCATTCGGATCAATATCACCAGTAACAACGCGCTCGACTAATTCGCTGATCTTATCAGCATAAACCTGTCCGCGATTTTCCATAGCCAATGAGTAGCACATAGCAAACTCTGGCTCACTATTCAGCTTATCGCTGACCAAACGCCAAGCTGGCATGTCTTTATCGTTCTGGCAAATGTCACGCGCTGAACGCCCTTCACCGATACGCTTTAAGAACTCCGACCACGCTGTTGCGTCATACTTCTTTGCGCCTTTGACTCTACTGTGCGTCATGTCTGCAAATAATTCCCACAAAAAAAGCGCCCAATCGGACGCAATAATTCACTATGACAACACCCTACCACATATCGCCCCTATACGCAATATGCGCATATATGTTGACACAAATTACTTTAAGTAATAGATTATGACCTATTGTAAACCACATTAGGGAGTCAGTAATGACAGCTATAAGAGCAAAGACTTTGAATGAGAGCCAACTCAACAAGCACATCAGCAAGCCGCCATCTGGTAGTGTTATCGTCCAGATTACGCCAAAAGTGGCAAAGTTTGCTTTGAATGCTACCAATCAAAACAATCGCCCAATAAGTTCATTAAAAGTTTCAAATTACAGCAAAGATATGATGACAAAGAATTGGTCACTTACTGGTGAAACTATAAAGTTTGGTAATGATGGGCTTCTTAAAGATGGTCAGCACAGGCTAGAAGCTTGTGTGCGCGCCAACACACCTTTTGAAACACATGCTTGTTTTGGCATTGATCCTGAAACATTTCAACATATCGATATAGGTAAGAAACGTGATGGCTCTGATACTTTGGCGATGATGGGAGTGCCAAATTATAAAAGAGCGTCAACCATTATTAAAATGATTATAGCTTATGAAGCTGGCATGGCTGACTCACCAAAATCAGGTGTTTCAAACGATTGGTTGAAGTCAAAATATTTGACTGAAATTGACCATGATTTGCTTCAAGAATCAATTAACATTGCAAACAGAGTTTACAAAACTACAAAGTGGCAAACTGGTGTTGTTGGTGCGTTTTTCTATGTTGCCTGCCAACACGGTCAAAAAGAACAAATTACATCTTTTTTTGAAGATATGTGTAAAGGCATTGGGTCAAAGCCACGTTCACCAATCCCGTTCATGCTTGAAAATGTTAATCGCATGCGCATGGATAGAGCATATCAGTTACGCGCACTTCAATATGGCGTGATGTTAAGTCGTGCATATAAAAATTATAAAACAGGAAAGTCATCAACAAAAGCTGATGTAATTGTTGGGTTGAATGACAAATTAGCTCCGTTTTAAGCCAAAAAAAATAAACAAACAAAGACGCTTCCATTATTGGCGGCGTCTTTTTTTATGCACGCATATATACGCATATATGTTGACATCATATTACCAATAGGCATAAAATGCGCATATAACAAATATGGAGCGTGTAATGCACTATTTAGACAAAAGAGCAGTTATCGAAGGCGCAATCTTTCTAGCGATCTTTATGACCTTTATGGCAAGCGTATTAGGCGGGCGTGACAGCTATTTCTGGAAAGCATTCCAGATCATGTGCGGCATCGATGTCTGATTGCAAAACTTGTAAAGGCACAGGCTGGATCAGGATCAGAGATTGGTTTGATCCGACCGACACTGTGCCTGACCTTTGCCATGATTGTGATGGAAGCGGAAATGCTGATGACAAAGATGAAACTGATCCCTATCAGCTTAAAAGAAGCCAGCCAATTTGTGCATGAATATCACAGGCACAACAAACCGCTAAAATTCCATAAATTTTCTATAGGTGTGAAGTTTGACAATGTATTAGTTGGCGTCGTGATTGTTGGTCGTCCAGTGGCTAGATCAATGGATGATGGCGTAACTGCCGAAGTCAGCCGATTATGCGTTAATGAAAATGCACCAAAAAATGCTTGTAGTTTTTTATATGGTGCGGCTTGGCGTGCTTGGCGTGCAATGGGCGGGCAAAGAATAATCACTTACACTTTGCAGTCAGAAAACGGTGCCAGCTTGCGCGGTGCTGGATGGAAAATATTACACCAAACCGCAGAGCGCAATAATTCTGGATGGACAAACCGGATAGGCAGAGATTGGCAACCGGCAAGTAATCAGGCTAAGTTTTGCTGGATAACTAACGATCACGCAGACGCTTAAAAGCATCTTCCAGATCATCTAAAGCCATTCTAAATATTTCGGGTGCGGCCTTCGGGTTGCGCCCATTTATTCGCGCCCATTCTGCCGCGCTGGTATCATGCAACACGACCGACTCAACACAACTAAAGCTATTGGCACCCATACGGCGCGCAATCCTGTTAAAGTCAGCTAATGAGTTAGCACTGCGATCACTCATGTCACCATTGCCGCCTTTAGGCATGCCATCAAGACTGCCTGTTACTTTCTGCGCCCGACCAGCCGCCCTATAGAGCGCCAACAAGCGCGTAGCGGTCAAATACTGCGCATTGTCGATATGCTTGTGCTTGAGATAGTAATCTATCCAAAGCTGGTCAGTTACGCGCATCCGCTTCTTACCAGCAACCCGCGTTTCAATATGCTCAACGCTATGCTTATCAAGAAACTCTGGCGTTGGCACGATACCAACCTCTAGCATATCTTTTTTACTCATTAAGCCATCCATTCTGTTTAGCCTGCGCAATTATGTCAGGCCGG